ACAAGGCATTGCCGCAGACAATAAAGATAATAACGGAGCTGAGAAGTATAAGATCATATCGGAAGCCATGAAGATGGGCTTCACTGGGATAGGCATCGCTAAGACGTTTATTCACGTTGATACTAGAACTTCTACACCCGTAGTTTGGAGTTACTAATGGATAGAAAAATATTAGACGAATTACACGAAGGTGTAGCTAAAGATTTACTTGCAAAGGTTAAGTCTGGTGAGGCATCTGCTTCTGAGTTGTCAGTTGCAACAAAGTTTCTTAAGGACAACGGAGCTTGTCTTGAAGTAATCACTACAGAGTCACCAATGGCTAACTTATTGGAGGCATTACCGTTTGAGGAGATGTCACATTGAGAAACTATGCAAAAGAGTACGCTAATTACCACAGTAAACCTGAGCAACGTAAGAAACGCAGCAATAGAAACAAAGCTAGACGTTTAATGATTGCAAAAAGAGGTAAAGCTGCGGTAGCGGGGAAAGATGTAGACCATGTGAACCGTAACCCTAACGATAACTCAATTAACAACTTAAGAATTGCCAGCAGAAGGCAGAATAGGAGCAGAAATGGCTAGAGGATTATACGCAAATATTAATGCTAGGCGAAAGAAAGGTATTAGTCGTTCTAAAAAGAACTCAACCGTCTCTCCTAAAGCTTACGCTAAACTTAAGATAGGTTTTAAGAAGAAGGATACATAGTATGGGTGCTTTTGATAACTTAAGAATCAACCAACCACAGCGTACCCCCAAACACAAAACTAAATCACACATTGTCAAAACAAAAGTTAATGGCAAAGAAAAGATTATTAGGTTTGGTGAGCAAGGTGCAAAGACTAATCAAAACGCTAAACAGCGTAAATCTTTTAAAGCCCGACACGCAAAGAACATAGCTAAGGGTAAATCCTCAGCAGCGTACTGGGCTAACAAAGTTAAATGGTGACAATATGGAAAAGATGCCAGAGCAACTAAAAGACTTCCGTAACTTTATGTATATAGTGTGGAAGCATCTTAACTTGCCTGACCCTACTCCTGTCCAATACGATATGGCAGACTACATACAGAACTGCCCTCGTAGAGCAATTATTGAAGCATTCCGTGGTGTAGGTAAGTCCTACATTACAGCAGCATTTGTCGTACACCAATTACTTCTCGATCCACAAAAGAAGTTCATGGTAGTGTCAGCATCAAAACAGAGAGCTGACGATTTTTCGACATTCACACAACGTCTTATCTTGGAACTCCCAATATGCCAACATCTCATAGCTACAAGTGAGCAAAGGTGGAGCAAGATTGCGTTTGATGTAAGACCCGCTTTAGCGTCTGGTAGTCCCTCAGTTAAATCTGTCGGGATTACTGGACAGCTAACGGGCAGTCGGGCAGACATAATCATTGCTGATGACATTGAAGTACCTAATAACTCAATGACACAGATGATGAGAGAGAAGTTAAGTGAAGCCGTTAAGGAGTTTGATGCGGTACTTAAACCTGACGGTAAAATCCTGTATCTTGGAACACCACAGTGTGAGATGAGTCTTTATAATACACTCACAGAACGTGGATACAAGATGAGGGTATGGACAGCACGTTACCCCTCCGTAGAGGACGCAGAGAAGGCGTATGGGAATCGTTTAGCACCTACCCTATGGGATGCTATGCACGAAGCAGAAAGTCCGTTAGACGGCAATCCTGTAGATCCTATGAGGTTTGATGATGAGGACTTGATGGAACGAGAGCTATCTTATGGTCGCTCAGGGTTTGCTTTACAGTTTATGTTAGACACAAGCTTATCTGACACCGATAGATACCCATTGAAGTTATCTGACCTAATGGTGATGTCGATTGATAAGGATAAAGCACCCGAGAAGCTCGTCTATGGCGTTATGAAGGAGATTAAGGAGTTACCTAATGTGGGACTAGGGGGTGACAAATACTTTGCTCCAGAAGCCACTATAGGAGACTACGTAGACTACGATGGTTCTGTTCTTGTTATTGACCCCTCTGGTAGAGGTCAGGATGAGACAGCCTATGCTGTAGTTAAGATGCTTAATGGTTACTTATATGTAGCAGATTGTGCTGGCATACAAGGTGGCTATAGTGAAACTACGCTAACGAAGTTATGTAACATAGCGAAGGAACATAAAGTTAATGTTGTCTTAATAGAGAGCAACTTTGGTGACGGTATGTTTACAGAACTACTTAAACCATTCTTGAAAAAGATATACCCTGTGACTACAGAAGAGGTACGACATAGTAAGCAGAAAGAGTTGCGTATAATTGATACTCTTGAGCCTGTTATGAATCAACATAAGCTTATCATAGACCCTAAAGTTATCCAAAAGGATTACGATAGCGTACAGCACCATCCCCCTGAGAAAGCTCAGAGATATATGCTTACATACCAAATGACTCGTGTAACTAAACAGCGTGGTGCATTAGCCCATGACGATAGATTAGATGCACTAGCTATGGGTGTAGCCTATTGGGTAGAACAGATGGCTGCTGATGTAGACATGGAGATGAAAGAACGTAAAGAAGAGCTGTTGATGAATGAGTTAGACAAGTTTGTTAACGGTTACAACATCAATTCACCAGCAAGAGCTAACACATGGACATAAAAAAACTAATAATACTTGTGTTGTTAAGTTCCCCTGTACTTGCTAATGATGCAAATCAGGGTGACTTTAGTAACAATACACAAGCAGAGACTATAACAACGACAACAAGCACTGTAGTAAGTCAAGAAGGTACACCAGTACCCACAGCAGTAGGTGCAGCATCCCCAGTATACAACCAAGATATATGTGTTGTATCTAATGGACGAGGTGTTCAAACATTACAGATAGGTGTGTCTTACGGTTCATCCACTAGAGATGAGGTATGTGAGATGCTAAAGCTATCTAGACAGTTAGAACAACTAGGTCTTAAGGTTGCTGCTACCAGTGTACTGTGTAATGACCCTAGAGTATTTCATGCGATGTTAAACGCAAAAACCCCATGCCCGATAGGAGGACTAATCGGTGATGCAGCAATTAAATATTATAAGGAACACCCTAGTATTGTCCCTGATCTTCCTGTTGTCAAGCGAAGCAAGAAGCCAAAGCCAATACGACACGGCATCCTTGGTAAACAGCATTTCAGACATAAATAATACTATTAATAGTGGACTGTATGACTTCGGTGACTTTACCGCTTGGTCTATGGAGGCTGGTAATACTATTATATATAACAAGAATACAGGTGAGCAATTCAAGCTAACACAACAACAAGTAGACCAATTCAATACTGCCTATGCAGAAGGACTACAAAAAAGCACACCAGAGGCTCTAGTTTCCGTTGTACTGGACGATCTCATTGAAGATCAACAGTATGACTATGAAGAAGCTAAAGAGTCTCTAATCGAAGCAGCGAGCGATATAGCAGAGGTCACTGAAGTAGCTGAAATAATTGCTACAGGTAATCAATCAACTGTTATTGCTGCACAAGACTATGCTGTTGAGAATGAACTAACAGAGATCAAGCAGGAAGATGTACAACAATACAATACCAGCATTGATGCAATGTTAGAGGCTTCTATAACTAAGAACATGATTGAAGCTTACTCACAAGACATACAGGTAGTAGACACCATAGCTGACCTAGTGATTAACACTGAGTCTACTCAAGCATTCTTTGACACTGTTACTATTAGTATAAGTGAAATGAGTCCTGCTATGTTGACTGTAGAGTGGGAAGGGTATGCTCAAGATGTCTATAGTGATATGTACTATGCTTATGCACCTATACCTGACTTGGAGGCAATCTTACGATGATGGATGTAAAAACACTTTCAGTATGGGTAGGACTAGTTAGTACAATAGCTGGTGCTGCCATAGGCTACGGTACTCTTACAGAGAAAGTAGCTTCACTAGAAAAGAACAATGCACCTACACAGTTAGAAGGTAGGTTGGTTAAACTAGAGACAAGGGTAGAAGATAATGACATTGGAAAAATTGGAAAAGAAATTGAACAGCTGCGTGGCAGGGTTGATAACTTGGCTGAGAAAGTTAACAGCATTAGCATCCCAAGCACAAGCAGCATTGAGAAAGATGTGGTTGTCCTTAAAGAACAAGTTAAAAGCGTTAAAGCAAGCCTTAAAAAGCTAGGTGAGAATCCCTTGCTATAGCTGGGTTTCCTCTATTCCCCCCCTATAGGAGACCCCCCCACCCCCTTTGATATATACTATAGTATAGTAAAGTATTCTTAAAGCCTGATGAATTCATACTTAAAGATACTTAAAGGATGGTTAGGGATTACTCCTTGTAGTTCCCTCCTTAGATATATATGTTAAGACACTCAAGGTTCGTTGAGGATTCGCTACCTTACTTGGGTGTCTTAATTTTCACCGAAAAATCTGAGGTGGTATATCGTAGTGCGATAGTGGCGGACTTCCCCCATAGGGTCGATTGGGTAGGTAGCACCACCAGCTACACCACTAGCACTAAAACAGCTCAATGCCAGTCTAGATTTGCAAAGGATTAAATATCCGATACACCCAGCACAATTATCATTTTATAAATTTATATTTAATTGTCTGTCTCTTTCTGTCTTATATCGGTTTTTTTGTCATGCACTAGAATCATAAAGTATCCTTAAGTCATGCATTAGATACATGAGAAATATCTGTTTATTTTCGTAGGTCGCTTGTATTTCTTATATCAATTCGCTTATAATAGATTCAAGGACAAGGGGAAAAGGATTCTCATTTAACGCACCAAAACGGTGCCAACTACTTAAAGAGTAAACGACAATGAGCTTAGATATTAAACTTACAGAAAGTGAAATCAAAGTAATCAACATAGCACTAAATGTGCGTGAAAGTAATCTAGCCAAACAAATAAGAGATTGGTCGGATATGTTAAAAGCTTGTAATAGCGATGCAACCAACGGTGACCTAGCACATTATAATGAGTTAATGGATAAGTATTTCCAAGTAAAGCACATCAACGACAATTTACGATCTATTCGAATTAAAGACTAATAGCAACACGGGCAAGGATGCCCACCAATTTTCAAACTAAACTAAACTTTTATAGGTGAATTATTATGTTAAATCTAATCAGTAAATTGAACGCTAAACAATCCGCAACTATCGCAAAGGGTACCGCAAAGCTTGCTAGAAAATTAGGTTGCACCGTACGCCAAGATCGGGGAGGTTATAACCGTTACTTTATCCAAGCTGGTGCAGATCATTATATAATTAGTGCAAGGGATATACTCCACCGCAAAGTTGAGAAAAAAGATGGGGATACATACAGACAATATCACGCTGGCTTTTTGTCTTTATATAAAGAATTGCCAAACACTGACCGCAATATGTGGGACGTACCACAACGTGATACAGAAAATGACAAGGGGATCAAATAGGCATTGACTAACTGGTACGGGTAGCAATGGATTGTTACCCAAACCAATATTAAATTTTATTTATTTTTTTTATTTTTTATTTATTTTTTTTTTATTTTTACTATCACTACTATCACTTAACGAGGTTT